TGGCCAATTCTTCAATTTCTTCTTCTTGCTGCATTTTTTTCTTTGCTCAGGCCAGAATCTCCAGAACTTCTGGATCAAGCATCACTGTTGGGCAAGCAGTTGGCAACGGCTGCCAAAAATTCTGCCCATCAAATACTTCAACACTGCTTGTTGCAGTGTTGAATCGCATGTTGCCTGCTCCAATATTATTGAAATAGGAATTTGTATGCATGGCCAAAGGATATTGCCCATTTATAATGATGCCAGGGCCGGAAAGGATTGTTTTTATCATGCTACCATCCTGCTTGTGGCATATGCATGATCTGCAAACTTCTTCTGCCATGGGTCGCTGTCAATGCAGGGCCAAATCATGGCAATCTGATCTGCACACATTGAAAATTGTTTGTCCATCAATAATAATTCCAATTTAATTTGTTGTTAATATATGCTTCTTCTAGCAAATTGACTGGTGCTGCGTGCAACTTCTTATCTTGTATATTTCTTACGATGTTATCACATTTGTGTTTGGAATTTTTGTACGGTTGTCTCTGTAAAAATTCATCGTGCAACTGTTCAATATCTTGTTCACAAGTGTACGCAATTTGTGCCCAATTTGCAATCTTTTTGACTTTGTGCAAAAATTTAGTTTTATCGTAAAAGCAATTGAATGGGAATACAAATACCTGCTTGGATGCATGATATTTCTGCTGAGTCATAAATCCTGATTTTTCTGGGTTTTTAAAACCAACTTGAAAAAATTCACGCAAAATTGATCTTGGGCAATCAGGATATTCCGGTGACAACTCCAATAGTTGTAATTTATGTTGTTCAGTACACTCTTGTCTAATATGGTTGGGCAAATTTTTAAAATCAGCCAAGGTAATTATACTGGGCCAGGCAGGATCTTTTACTGCGTTATAACTATTTTGTATTTGATTGGTAAAAAATCCTTGCAAAATATCATCTAGGACACCATAATAATCTGGATTATTAAGTTTATTATACGTATCTGATTCTAATTGATTGTTGTCAAACCCATGCTTGCCGGTCCGAAGCAAACTCACCTGGTGAAGTGGAAGTAGATCGTGAACGTCAATTTGTATACTAATTATTTTATCAAATAACAATGGACGGGGGCGGAACGAATAGTGATCTGCTTCAAACATTTTTTTACCACAGTAACGCTTGGCGTGTGCTGCACCAGTATGATCAAACGGGCTTCCACTGGTTACCCCTGCAATTTTGTTACATACAAATTCTAAATAATTTCCATGCGCTCCGCCATAAAAGTCAATCTGTATCATGCTACCATCCTGCTTGTGTCAATATGCTGGTGGCATATGCATGATCCTCTGGATGATCTGCAAACTTTTTCTGCCATGTGTCGCTGTCAATATAGGGCCAAATCATGGCAATCTGATCTGCACACAGTTGCCCAAGAAATTTTTGTCCAGAGTCTGAATTGTATATCACCCAAGGACTGAGTCGGCCACTGGTTACAGCGTGAACCATAGTATTGATGTTTCCGTAGCGCAGACAATCGTGTGATGGGTTTTGGGTTTTTTCGCTCCAGTCAATACCAAATTCTACTGCCCGAGCCAACGCATCACTCACGTTTTCCAAGGGTAGATACTGCGTGAGATAATCTGTGTACAGTCGATCACTGGACCAATTGTCAATCTTCTTGTTGTTCTTCAGCAGCCAAGCCAAAAATTGCTTGGGATTTATTGTTCGAGTGCTTACGCAATATTGGCCAAACTTGGTAAATGCTCGATAGTAGGGACTGGTACAAAAATCATCATATGTTTTGTGCTTGGCAGACCCTTGTGACATTTCATAAAATCGCAAGTAGGCCTGAAACCCCAACTGTACACCGCGTTCGCTGTGGGCTTGGCGACGTTTTTTCTGTTCACATGCGTGAACTGCAAGACTGGTTTCTTTCACAAAGTCTTTTTTGCAGTATTGGCAGGTGTATGTCATTGTGTAATTATATGCTGTTTTATGTAGTTTGTCAAAAATTCATTTACCATGTCATGGTGACCAACAGCGCGATGTTGCATGTTGCCCGGGACCTGATGAATCTGGTTGCTCCCGTAAATCATGGCAGGAACTCCTTGCTCGTGCTGCCATAGTATGGCTCGCCATTTCAATTGATCAATTGCCCAAGTGGCTTTGAGCAGGTCAAACCGGGCATGATTCATGTCTGTCATTTGGTCTGCTTGATTGTACACCACAGCACCGTGACCGCGACTGTGAAGATCAGCAACCATTGCAGTCAATCTGTATTGTAGGTCCTCAATTCGATCTGCTGTGCTGTACACTTCCCACTTGAGCTTTAATTCTACATATTGATCAGTATCCTTCTGTTGCCAGTTGTGTTGCCATCTGCTTTGGTGCAGCTGATTTTGAGGATTGGTCCAAGGTCCTTCAAATTCGTCAGCACTGTGACAAATTGGCAGTTCGTCTCTGCTGACAAAGGTCAATCCCAGCACATACAAGGCAGGCGTGTGTGTTTGATAGCTGTGTTTCAACGTGGTACGTATGATACGATTGTTGGCACTGCCGCTTACTGCAATACTTGCGGACTGTGGTATGTTTAATCTTTTGGCAAGGTCTTGATGCCCCATTCCTTGTGCGTAAGCATGCATGTAGCTGCAACCGTTTGCTACCAATTGTGCAAACTTCATTTTGATTCGTCTCCACAATCTTTCAAATATTGCTTGATCTCTTGGTTTGACACAATCTTCATCATCACATCAATCTCATCATCTTTGTAGTGTGGATATATTTCCTGCAGTTGTTTTCGTTTGGCGCTGTCACCAGCCGCTTTTTTCTTGAAAGTAATCCAGCGGTGCCTGGGAGTGCCCATGTTGGGGCTAACCGAAGTGGCCATTAGCCATTGCAGTTTGGGATGTTTTGCCATATTGAAGAAGTGTTTGTTGAGTCGTTCATTGGTGGCAATCACATAGAACTCTTGCATATCCCTGCTGCCTTCCACTGCACTGCCCCATCGTATCATGAGATATGTTGAGAATTTTTTCTTCTCTTCAACAGTAAGGTCATCGTAGAATGATCTCACTTTTTGATCAAACATCTTCATTTCGTTTGATATTGTCAATTTTTCAGACATTTGTTCCTTTTGAATTTGACAAGTTACCCAATTTTCACGGCACCAACTTGCTCAGTTGGTAGATCACCACAGCCTGGTCCAGCGCATCTTTTAAACTGGGGTTGGTCAAAGCTGCTCGGTGAATCTGTCCCCACATCTTGGATTCTCGCAGGTGATCAATCAATGGTCTACCATCACTGGTGCGACCGTCGGTGTCCCAGTCCCGCCCAACTTCTTCCCGTGTGCTAGGATCAGCACCAAATTCTCTAGCATAAGTCACACCGTCTGCTTTTTCATAAATCAAAGTTGTGCCAGACTTGAGCCGTCCCATTTTGACCCTACCAGGCTTTGTTGTAATCGACTATCTCACAGTTTCTGCTTATATCTTTGACAAAGTAAACACAATCTGGATCTGGGCCATCCATAACCGGCACTGCCAGCAATTGACCATTCTTTAGTTTGGGTGCATACCAACTGACTTCATGATAAACATCTAAAATTTCAATATCTGGAAAACTGGGTCGGAAGCTGGTGAGTGGATTGAACTGGAATATCTTAAAACCACGATCATTGATACTGGTCAGCGGTAGCACTTCCAAGTCGCCAGATTCTGGCTCACCGATCAAAATCTGCCAGTCCATGGGCATGCGTATTGTGTTGTTGCCGATGCGCAGGACCAGTGCTGGAGCATTGAAACTTTCCAAAAAGATCAAGGGAATAAAATGATAGTCCGGATCAGCGGGATTTGAGTTATCTAATATGGCAAATCTCATGTCGTCAATTTCATCTGGAAGGTGATTTAGATCGTAAGGAGCATTGTCGAGAGTCAATATTTTCATAGTTGTAGTATAACAAGTTTGTTTGGCAAAGTCAAATTTATTTGATCTTCATCCAATCCAATTTTTCCTGTGTGAAGTTGTAGTTGGCTTCTTTGTAGAACTGCTTGCGTTTGGTCAAATGCCGCTTGGCAAACTTGCAAGTGCTGGTAATATCCCAAATGTTGACATGGTCTTTGTCTTCAGCCTTGCGGATTCCACGTCCAATACTTTGTATCACTCTCACAAAGCTCTTGCCGGGTTCAATCAACACCATGTTGAAAATTCTAGGTATGTTGATGCCAACTGCGGCCACTCCATAAGTGGCCACAATGATCTTGTCTGTGGCATTGGCAACTGCGTCGTATTCATCTTGCCTGACCTTTGACTTGGTTGAGCCAGACACAAATACTGCTTTTTCTCCCAGGCGGGCCACCAGTTGTCTGCCACACTCGGTACGATCAACCAAGACCAAGGTATTACCAGTTTGATTTATTTTACGTATCAAATCTGCCATAGTATCCAATCTTCCGGACTCTTCCAGCAGATACTTGAGTTCGCTCTGATAGTCCTTGTACTCCACATGATCAATCAACTGCACAATGTTCACGTGGCAGTCGGCCAATACACCTTGCTGTTGCAGTTCACTGGCACTGAGTCTGCTGATCACTGGGCCCACACTGACCAAAAGTGCTGCACTTTCAAACTTCTCTTTGGGAACTGTGCCAGTAAGACCCCATCGAATTGGCACTTTGGACATTATACCGGTCAACAGAGTTTTTAGAGCCGAGGCCTTGGCCATGTGACAATTTGCCACCAC